ATTGTTCTCTTTCTATTGATGAGCATCAAAGATTTATGAAACGTTTACGTAAATATTTTAGTTTTAGAGGAAATAAAATTAAGTTTTATATGTGTGGTGAGTATGGAGAGAAATTTCGTCGTCCTCATTATCATTATTTGATTTTTGGTGCTGAATTTGATGATAAGGTTTTACTTTCGAATAAATCTAAAAATAAGATTTATGTTTCTGATACTTTACAAAAACTTTGGGGCAAAGGGTTTTGTACTATAGGTTCTGTTACTTATGAGTCTGCTGGTTATGTTGCAAGGTATGTTTTGAAAAAGATTACTGGAGATATGGCTTATGAACATTATTATAATTATGATTTAATTACTGGTGAAGCTAAAGCTATTTTGCCTGAATTTAATAAAATGAGTCTTAAAACCGCTATTGGTTTTGAATTTTATCAAAAATATAAAAATGAAATTTTTCCTGCTGATGAAGTTCCCTTGAAAGGCAAACTTATCAAACCTCCTAAATACTACTTAAAACGTTATCAGATTGATGATAACGAGAAGTATAAGCAAGTTTTATTAAAAAGAGCAAAAGAGGCTTTAAAATCGAAGATTTCCTCTGATTATTTAGATAGTATGTATCGTAGAAAACAAAAAGAAATCGAACGTTTAATTCGGTCGGTTGATTAGACAATTGAGTTTACTTGATCTCAATTGTCTAGGTGACACCCTTATTTAATGTTTCGTTTATATTTAACTAATTTGTATATGCAAGCATACTAAATTTGTAAGGCATTAAAAATTTTTAAAAAAGTGCTTGACATTTTAAATTTTATGAGTTTTATTTTATTAGGGGTTGGAACTAAGTTCCTTTAAGGGGGTTATTTCCCCCTTATTATTTATTATTTATTTATTATTTTATGATTTACTTTCAATGTGCTATTTATGACAAACAAGCTAAAAGCTTTATTCCTCAAGTTTCTCTTTTTGTTTATGAAGCGGAAATTGTGCGTTATATTAAACAAACTTTAATGGGTTCTAACCCAATATCTTTATTTCCGAAAGAATATTGTTTAAAAGTTATTGCTGAATTTGATCCTTTAAAGGGGGTTCTTTTAAGAGATGATGAACCAATTTATGAATTTGGTGATTTTAAAGATGAAGATGGAAATTTAAAAGAGAAGTATATTAATCTTAATATACAGAATGTTGAAAAGATTGATTTTGCATCTGTATTTGGAAATGGATCAGCAAATCCAGTAGATGAAGAATTGATAAAGAAAAAATTACAAGAGCAAAGTTCTCTTTAATTTTTTTTTATTTAACTATTTTATATACGTATGCATACTTTTGAGTCTCATCCTAATGTTAGGGGTCAACATAAGCGTTCTCAATTTAATTTATCTAATGGTCATAAAACCACTTTTAATGCTGGAAAGCTTATTCCTATTAAAACTATTGAAGTTTTGCCTGGTGATGTTCATATTCTTGATTGTTATGGTTTGGTTCGTTTAGCTACTCCTTTATTTCCTTTTATGGATAATTTATATGTAGATTATCATGCTTGGTTTGTTCCCAATCGTTTAGTTTGGGATGAGAAAAAATGGGAAGAGTTTATTACTGTTTCTGAAGCTAAGCCTTCAGATTGGGGAAATAATTCCAATCCTCCTTTAGAAATTCCTCACGCTACGGCTCCTGCTGGTGGTTGGCAAGGAGACTCTTTTTATGATTATTTAGGATTGCCTATTTTTGTTAACAATATTTCTTGTAATTTTTTTTATGAGTCTGGTTATCGTTTAATTTGGAACGAGTTTTATCGTGATCAGAATGTACAAAATCCTCTTCCAAGTTGGGCAGGTTTTACGTCTGATTTTGTTAGTCAAGGTACTATTTTAACGCGTCAAAAACGTCATGATTATTTTACTTCTTGTTTGCCTTTACCTCAAAAAGGTCCTGCTGTTACTATACCTTTAGGAGGTACTGCTGATATTATTGCTAATGGTCCTTTTACTTTGCAAAATGGTTCTGTTAATTTTGGTATTGTCAATACTCTTCCAGCTGGTAATCCTTATTTAAGGGCTACTGCTACTCCTGTTGTTAGTAATCTTACTCCGGGTTCTTATGTTTCAGGTTTGCAAGCTGATTTATCATCTGCTACTGCTGTTACTATTAATGCTTTGAGGAATGCTTATATGATGCAGGTATTTTTTGAAATTAATGCTCGTTCAGGTTCTCGTTATACCGAATATACTGTTGCTCATTTCGGTGTTCATAATAAAGATTATAGATTACAACGTCCTGAATATTTAGGTGGTTCTACTACTAATATTTCTGCTATTCCTGTTGCTAATACTTCCGATGCTACAGGGAAATTAGCAGCTTTTGCAATGAATTTTGGTAAGCTTTCTTTTCGTAAGTCTTTTACTGAACACGGTACCATATCTATTATTGCTTCTGTACGTGCTGATTTAACTTATCAACAGGGTATAGAGCGTCGTTTTTCTCGTAGGTTTTCTTTTGATTATTATGTTCCTGTATTTGCTCATTTAGGGGAGATGCCTGTTTACAATAAAGAGCTTTATGCTGATGGAACTAATGCTGATAATAATGTTTTTGGTTATCAAGAGCATTGGTCTGATTATCGTTTTTCTCCTTCTAAAATTACTGGGAAATTTAGAAGTGTTTATAATACTTTAGGTGGTTCTCTTGATACTTGGCATTTAGCTCAGTATTTTTCAAATCGTCCTGCTTTGAATTCTACTTTTATGGTTGAAAATCCGCCTGTTAATCGTATTCTTGCTGTTACTTCGGAACCTCAATTTAAAGCTGATTTATGGTTTAATCATAGAGCTCTTCGTATTATGCCTACGCATTCTACACCTGGATTTGGTAATAAATTTTAAATTTTATGAGTTTTAATTTTGGTAGTGCTTTAGGTGGTGCAGGTATTTCGTCTGGAGCTGGTCTTGTTGGTCAGTTTATTCAAAATGATTTTAATCGTCAACAAGCTAATCAGCAGATGAATTTTCAATATATGATGTCTTCTACTGCTTATCAGCGCGCCGTTGCAGATATGAGAGCAGCGGGATTAAATCCTATGCTTGCGTTTCAGCAAGGAGGTGCTGGTGGTGCTGCTGGAGCCGCTGCAGAAGGTAATAATCCTTTAAGTCCTCTTGAGAATACCATTTCTAATGCTTTACATTATAAACGTCAAAAAGCGGAAATTGATAATGTAAATCAACAAAATCAGAATTTGAAACAACAAGTTGAAGTTGGCAAGTCGGAAGAGGAAAAAAATAAGGCTATGGCGATTGAAGCTTTATCTAATGCTCGTAATACTGAATTTGCTCAAAAACTTTTGCAACCTGAATTGTTGAAATCTCAACAGGAAGCAAAAACTTTGCAATTTTTATTTACCAATCCTACTACTCAAAAAGCATCCAATGTTACTAATGCTTGGAAATATTTTAAAGAGCAGGTTGGTTTTGATTTTACTGGTAAAAAAGGCTCTGTTAGCAAACCTGTTAGCAAGGAATTTTTTACTAATAAAAAACTTACTAAATGATATATATGTTTACAAGAATATTTTTTTTTTATTTATGAACCTTTTAGAACAACTTTTGCTTGATACTTTTAAATCTTATCAAGTTCAAAATGCTAATTTATTATTTGAAACTAGAAAAAATAATGGTCGTGATGATCTTGATATGAGTGAAAAGTATGATGAAGATGGTATGCCTATTTTTGAAACAAGGCATGATTTAACTAAACAGAGTGAAGCTGAACAGTGTACTATGGCTTATATTTTTAAGCAGTTTGCATCTGGAAATTTAGATCCTACATTATTACCTCAAAAATCTTATGGCTGTTTACCTACTCAAGAAGAATACATTGAAAGTATCAATAAAATTCTTCAAAATGGTTTTCAGGATTTACCTGATACCATTAAACAACATTATTCTGATGATACAGGTCAAGTTGATTATCGCAGGTTTTATCGTGATTTTAAAGATATTCCTGAAGAAAAGATTTCGAGTTTATTTCCACAGCCTTCGGTTGTTGAAAATCCGAAAAATGAAAATGAAGAAACTAATAAATAATTTATGAAAAAGTCTATTTCTAGGTCGCGTTATAATTTTTTTAGGCGTCATTCTGTTAAGGTTCATCGTTTAAATGTTAGTCCTCGTAATATGCGCGGGGGTATTCGCGTTTAAGTTTCCAACCCCTTTTTAATTTTCTTATGGTTTGCTATTCTCCTTTAGTTGCTTATTATTCTAGTGATAAAAAGATATCTTTTTCTTATAGAGATGGATATATAGATAAAAAGATATCTCTTCCTTGTAATAATTGTATTGGTTGTAGGTTATCTCGTTCAAAGTCTTGGGCTATGCGTTGCATGCACGAGTCTACTTTTCATCAACATAATATGTTTTTAACTCTTACCTACGATGATGAGCATATTCCTGTTTATTGTTCTCTTTCTATTGATGAGCATCAAAGATTTATGAAACGTTTACGTAAATA